ACTACCTGATAATATTGTATTACCTAATAATGAACTATTTCCAATTTGTACTAATGAACCTGTTTGTAATAAAGAACCAGTTACTACTAAAGGTCCTGTTTTTACTTCAACAGTTCCAAAAAGGGTTTGTACATCATTAGCTGCATCACCGAATTGGTTTGAGCCTGATGAATATATTATAGATGCTGTTTCGTATTGTACTAATAACTTAGAAGCTGTTATTGCTCCAGTTACATTTATATCTCCTGTCACACTTAATGTACTACCATCAAATGTTAAATTACTTTCAACACTTCCACTTCCGTTTGGTTTGTATGTGATTACACCATTATCAGTTGTACCTTCTAATATTAATAATCCAGAAGTACCTGATGTGCCACCACTTCCTGCAGTACCATTGATACCGCTAGTACCGTTTACTCCACTAGTACCACTTACACCAGAAGTTCCACTACTTCCATTAACTCCAGAAGTTCCGTTGATTCCTGAGGTTCCTGATACACCAGAAGTGCCACTTACACCGCTTGTACCAGAACTTCCGTTTACGCCTGATGTACCATTGATACCACTTGTACCAGATGTACCTGAAGTTGCTGCGTTATAAGATGTTCCGTTTATTATTAAAGAACCAGTTATTGATAAAGAACCAGTTACTCCACTACTTCCACTTATTTGTTGTCCGCCTGTAAATACGTTTGAACCAGTTGTAGCTAAATTACTAACATTAACTGCAGTTGCATTTACATTAATAGTTGCTGTTGCACCTACTAATGATGCAGTAACACTAGCTCCAACAAAATTTAATGTAGTTGCTGAACCTAATGATGTACCTTCTTCTTGAATTACAACACCACTACCAGATAATACTAATGCATCTACCTGAGCATCCAACATTGCGATTGAAGAACTAAATGAAGCTGAATTTATATTATATTCACCTTCATCAACTAAGGAATCAATCATATCAGTATTGAATCCTCTTAATAAGGCTGGTGTAATGTATCCAAAATTATTATTTGGAAAGTTACTTTGATTTTCCGCTTCTAACTGCGTTTTATTTAATTGAGACATACTTTATATCTTTGTTTTATATATTTCCAATGTCAAATCCAGATGAGAAACCAGAGCTAAATGCTCCTTGTTGTACAGGTGCTGATTGTATTTGTCCAATCCCCTGTTCTTGTAGTGCACCATTACAACATTTAATATCGTAAGTGTTGCTATTCAAACATAAACATGCTCTACGTGAATTCTTAGGTGATGACCTACCTCTAGTTGGGCCTAAGTAAATACCCTGATTCTTACGTTGATTTTGTCTATAAGCTGGTGTTCCCATCGTATTTTGTTATTCTTTTAGATTTAACAATCATAAATACAAAAGTTATGAACCTACCCTTTCTTCACTGCTTCCTTATACATCAGTTCTTCCAAGTATGCTACATCTGCCTGATATGCTAACATTAACAGGCATTTTTCCAATGGTTCTTTGGTTATTTCTTCAAAGCGTGTTATATCGTTTTGTGCGAGTTGGACAAGGCTTGAGTAAGATTTCCATTTTTTTCCAAAACGGACTTGATGTTCTGAGGTAGACCCGTCAATCCCGTCAAAGACCTCTGGGTATCTTTCAGTAAGTCCTTTAATAAAGTTTTCAAAAAAAAAAGTGTGCCAAAGTGAACATCCATTGGGACATCCATAAACTTCTCACCATCTATATTACCATCGTATGCTTTAATATCATATAACTTACCTGTCTTTTTAATAAGAGGTCTATAAAGAATACTCATAATCTCAGCCCACTTCTCATTTATCTCAAAGGTTTCGTATTTGCTGATATCCACATAAGCACCATAAGCCATTCTACTTAAATCAGGCTCAAACCCATATTCTACTCCATCTATTTGGATAAACTTTTGTAGTGGCATGTCTATGTTATTAAAGAAGTTAATTAAATCTCCCTTAATAGCAATGTAGGTATCTATATTTAATTGCTGTATATACTCTAATGGGAACTTACATAGGTGATGAAACAAACAAGCCGTTATAGCTTCTTCTTCACCAGCGTATGTCTCCAAATCTTTTCTTAAAGCTAAATACTGTCTTAGAGTTACTGCACTCCATTTGGTAGGTACTTCTATTTTAATTTCTTGTTTCATATTATTATTTTATCTTTATAACTTTCATCTAATGTATTAACGGATAACCAATAGTTTTGCTTAAGCCACTTTATATCGTTAGGTTCAAATATCTTTTTACAATTAAATGCAGTTTTCTTATCTAATCCTAATGCAAACAATCTATTTGTAAAAGCTCTTTCTGGGTATGGTACTTCATTCCAATTATCAAATGAGAATAATTCTATCATCTCATCAATATCGCCTTCCATAAAGAAGTCAGTAACATAGCCATCATTATGCCAAGAGTAAAAGTTGATACAATCTTTATCAAATGTTTCTAAGAACTCTTTTGGATTAGGGCAATAGAAATCACTTCTCCATTTCAAAACCCTTTTAAATCCCATCTCTTTTGCTTTTAGAAACCCATTCAATGAAGAAACTCTTTGTAAATTTAAATTCTTTACCCCAAATTCAGGCATTGGATTGTACATAACTAAATCCCACTCATCAAACAAATTTCTATCAGTTCCTTCCCAAGTAGAATATATTGTGTGGTAACCTTTGAATCCTTGCTTAACTAATTGTATCCATTCAGGATTTATATTTCCTTGAACTATTATACAAATATCTTTATTCATATTATATCTTATTTGATTTTGGTGTTACACTAACTCTATTAGCAGGTACTGCCCATTGTTCAGGGTTTATTAATTCTGTATTCATTACCATTGTTTCGGTAATTGGAATTGTTTGTATTGTTTTTTCTGCTAATAGTGCTTGTACCCTAGCTTCTGCTGAATTCCTTTGTTGTATTGTAGCAGTTAAGTAAGCCTTATGCTTTCTCAATTCCTCTAATAACTCTAAGTTCTTCTTCTCACTCATAGCTACATAGGTAGCCATTTCCATAAAGTCCTGCTTTGTTAGGTTGTCTAAATCTACTTCGTTTTGCATATTGTTTTCTTTTTATTTATAGCATTTTGTTTGAACTCTTTATTATAATCAAACACTATTTGTTCCCATTCTTCTAAAGCCTCATACATTGAATTTACTCTACTATCATTTGGTTTTACATTCCATAGGGTTATCAAATCCCAAAACTCTTTACTAAACTTTCTTGTTACAAATTTCATATTATTATCTTACGCTTATTATATATTTTCCAGCTGATGTTGCTTTATTACTTAACTTCATCATTGAAGCGTAACGGGCTGCATCTATTAAGTGATTATTAAAATCTATTGGTCTATCTAATTGCTTACCGAATCTATCACTACTCCACTCATACGAATAAAACTCATTAATTAGATTCTGACATGTCTTAGGTATGTTTATCTTATAGTTCTGCATTACCTGAATACCAAAGTTAATACTATCCTTTCCTTTGATTACAGGCTTTATATTAAATCCTTCTCTATATAATTCTTCTATCAGTCTTGGTTCTGCACTATCAGCCCATATCTCCTCTCTACCTTTCACTACTCCTTTCAACATAGTCACTATATCGTTTGTCACCATTCCTCTTTCATAGCAATGCTCTATAATGTATAGCTCGTTATTGTATTTCCAAATGCTAGCCAATGCAGTAGGGTCTGAGCTATATCCAAAGTCCAAACCAAATGCTATAAACTCTGCATCATCCGGCAACCATTCACATTGAGTAAATTCAAATATAGCTTTCTCATTACCTACCCATTCTCCCAAACCATATACCTTCCATGCTTTTGGATTAGTATGTTTTAATTCCTCAATGGCTTTCTTAACATTTAAATCTAAATAAGGATTGTTCTTATATGTTGTAAAGAATCTGCTACAATCTCCCATCGTTCTTATCCAATGGTATGGTGATACAGTAGGGTTATAACTTAATACGATTGGACCTGTTGTACGAATTTGTAGCTGGAAGTATGATTCTTCATCTATCTCATTTGCTTCCTCTAGCCATAAGATAGTACTCTTTAATCCTCTTAGCTTTTCAGCATCATCCGTTGAAATAAATTGTATTATTGAATCATTATAGAATGTGTATATCCTATCTGATATATTGAAATCATTTTCATTCCATATATCTAACAATTGCATAACATCCTTAAAATCCTTCATTACAGTCCTTTTAAGCGATGGTATTGTCTTTCTTACTATTGTTATTATCTCTTTGTTTTCAAGCGCTTTAACGATACACCATTGAAGTAATGCGTATGTCTTACCACTACGTGTTCCTCCAATATGATGTGTCACTCTTGTTGGTGAGTTATCCTGATTGGTATAAGTTATCGTTGTATTAATTTCCAGATTCATCTAATATCTTTTGAGTTACATTTACAGTAATCTGCTCTATCCTTTGATTCACTTCTGCTTTCACTTCCGTTCTACTCAACTTAGGTATTGTATATTCTAATAGCTTAAATGCTAATTCTAATGCAGCTTGTGGGTCTTTCTTCTTAATCTCCTCTAAATCTTTTGATAGAGTTGATAGAGTATTATCCACTGCTCTTGCTATGGAAAGCTTAACCATCTCCGTAGAACGATTCAGTGCTCCCTTAGGCCTTCCCTTACTTAATTTATTACCAGCTTCAAACTTAGCCATTGTTTCGTTATTTTCCGTTATTTATATATTTTAACACACATATCCATCTTTGTAGTAAACGTATCAGGAGACCACCTAAGAATTGCTTCTAAAGGGATTCTCTACCGTTTCTCTTAAATGCTTCTTAGCTCTTTTGATTTGTGTGAATGATGTGGATTTGCATATCTTAATCTCTGCTGATAACTTCTCTAATGTCATCTTATCATCAAAAAAATATAGTTGTGCTAATTTAGATGCCGGCCATAGCTTGGTTCTCTCCATATTCTTTAGCTCATCTATTACCTGATTGTATGCTTTATCTATCTTCTCATCTGAATCTATATCGTATTCATCATCAGGTGTGTCCGATTCCGTATCAGATTGGTATTGAATCTTCTTATCTCTTTTTACTTTGTTTAGAAATCTGCTCTTTACAAAAGCGTAGCAATACATAACGTTGAATGAATTACCCCACCATAAGGAAGGATTGATTCTTTCTCCTAAGTAAACATAAAGTTCTCCAACTAAATCTTCAGCTACTTCTCTATCCTTTACAATATTGAATGTAGCTGCTAATAGCCATTTATGAGATTCTTTATATAGTACTTCTAATCGTTTTGTATTTTCTAATCTCTTATTCTGCATCCTTAGTTCTTACAAATTGTCTTAAGTCTGCAACACATGCTGCCCATAGACCAGATGATGATTTACAGCTACAAGGCTGATTGATTCTTTCACCTCTAATCCTATTACATTTCTCCCATAGGGTACTCATTAAGTGTTCAGGAAGGAAGGATTTAATTCCTTCTAAGTGTTCCTTCAACTCTTTGAATTCAGCTAAGTTAAGCGGTGCGTATTTACTTTCTGGTACATTTGGTTTTAGTTCTTCCATAATTTCTTTTTAAATTGTGGTATCGTTGTCACAATATCAGTTGATAATGTCACGGGTTTAAAATAATATTCCTTATTAGTATCTATAAATGCGTAACATGCACATTCACTTGATGCTCCAAACCAAAGAGCTTCTTCATTATTCTCTGACATAAGACGAAAACGAATTATATCTTTAAATCCATTTGGGTCTTCCACTAATACATTTGTTGGGAAACCTGTGTAATCTATTATATTCATATATTATAATTTAATTCCTTCTCTACATCCACATAATTCATTTAGGTAGATTCTTCTAGCTTCACATCCGCAATCATCTGAATTAAAAAATCTTTTAGCTATCCATCCTGCTAAGTCTTTACCCCATCCTAATGTGATTACGTTTATTAATCCATCTACTATGTTTCCTAATTTAATTATGCATTTCATATTGTCCTAATTTATTTCTTTTATATAGATTATCATTTTTTAGTCTTGATAATCTCATTTTAATTTTACTTTCTTCTGAATGCTTACTAACAGCTCTTACTCTTAATCCTAATTTATCTCTATGTTTACAATTTTCACTTTTAGTTACCCATTCTAAGTTTGATAAATTATTATTTAATTTATTTCCATCAATATGATTGCATTCTTTATTTTCATTATTTTCAACAAAAGCTTCTAAAACTAATCTTCCTATTTGAACATCTCTTTTAGTTTTACCATATAATAAAACATGCTGATATGATTTTGAATTACCTCTAGCTTTAAGAATTTTATTAGATTTTTTATTTCTAACTAATCCATTATCAGATACTTCATAATTTTCATAACCTTTAATTTCCTGCCACATTTGATAATCTATTTAATTTTGCTCTCCAATGTAATTGATTTTCTGAACGAGTCAGATATTCTAAATTAGCTGGATGATTATTATGTTTGTCCAAATCCTTATGATTAACTTCTTTACCTTTAGGTATCTTACCTAAAAATGCTTGAGCTATCAAACGATGTCCTCTCCTCCAATATCTTACTTTTGTTTTACCTTTACCTACGAATAATCCATAGTATAAATAACCCGAAGGATGTGTACGTGGTCTTAGTATTCTTAATTCACCTTTAGGATTGTAACGAGGTGATATCTTTGTTGTATAGATTAACCCATCACTACCAGCGTAGTAATCAGGGAATCCTTTTAAATCTTTAATTTCAATTTTTGCCATTGTATATTGTTTTGTATGTATAAATATTAGTAGTTCAGAAAAGTAAGCATAAAAAAGAGAGACTGGAAATGTCACCAGCCTCTCAAAATATAGGGTAAGCTAGGGAAATAAAATACAAAATGGCAATTAAATAAAATAAAGAACCCTAGCTTATTATAAGTATTCAAACGTAACATATTATCCCTAATCTTTTTTATCTTCTTCTACTCTTATAAAGTTTTTTAATTCTTCTGCTGGAATTTGGAAATCAATATCTCCTACGTTCTCAGCGTATGTTGCTGCTAATTTAGCCCAATCTAAATTCTCAAATACAAATGCCATTTCTTCTTTGGTCACTTCATTTGATTTCTTGCTTAAAATTTCATTTATGTTCATATTATTTTTTATTTAATTTTTTTTGTAGTATTTCAATTTCTCTATTCAATGCATCTAATTTATAAACAGTAGCAAATTTAGTTTCTAAATACTCTGTATCTAATACATCCACAAATGCTCTTTCCATTTCTTTGCGTAATTTATTCTTTGATTCATTTTGAGCTTTAGCTTCTTCATAAGCTTCCCAATCAATATCAGAATCTTTAATTGATTTGAATGTAGGTCTATCTACAAAAGACTGTAACTCTTTAATCAAATCAGCAGCATCTTCTTTATCTAACTGAAATGATACGGATAGTACAACTCCCTCATTTGTTTTTTTAACTTCTAGCATATTATTTTATATAATTTTCAAATTCAATATCTGATGTAAATTTTCTAACAATAGGTCCATTAGCAAATGCTAACTCATCTATTAAAGCATTTACATCATCTCTATCTAACATAATTGAAAAAGGAGTATTACCATAACTGATAGATAATTCTACCAAATCATTATCCTGCTTAATTACTTCAATACTAATATCAGTATTGTCATTTTGTACAATTTCTTTTCTTACCATTTTATTTTTATTTATGTAAAGATACTAAATTATTCGCAAACTACCAAACAATTTATTATTTATTTAAATGATTTTCAATAGAATTAAATTCAGAATCTAAATCTATATTGTCCTCTGCTTTACTATCCTCTGCTATACTTTCTTTTAGTTTACTTTCCTTTCCTTTACTTTGCGTATTAATGTTTACATTAACTACACTTCGTAGTGAGTTATTTCTGTCATAACCCTTTCTGCGAAGTAATAATGTTTCCTCTAATCTAAATGTTAATTTTTCACAATGAAGATAACCATTTGTAATTTTGAGTAATCCTATCTTAATACAATACGAAACAATTTCATCTAACTCATCAGCATCAATATCAAAATCAGGTGCTAATAATTCAATGTTTAATTCATTCCATTCGTATTCAAAGTATTCTTTTGATGTTAATAATTCTAAAAGCATATTCCATATAGAATATCCTTTATGTGAATACTTTCTTCTAAGAGCTTTAATCTTAGGGTCATCTCTCATCGCAATATCGTGTGAGAAATAATCAGCGTTGTGCTTTGTTGGTCTTGCCATTTTATTTTATTTTATTTTTATACTACAGATAAATACAATCGAGAAATCCCAAAACGCAATTTTATACAATCTTTTTATTAATTATTTTATAAAATCTAATCTTACCTTCGGACTGTAATCTATCCATTTCAGGCTTTACATAAACTACACTACCAACATACATAGCATCTTTATCAGACCATGCGTATATGTTATCAATAGTAATAGGTTTAGTACCCTTATCAGTTTCAATAAGGAATTGCACTTTATACTTTGTACCAGTTTCTTTCCTTAATATAAACTTTTCTTCTTCTACTCTATCCTGCATTTCTTTAGGCAGTGAATTGAGAAGCGCAATTAAGCGCCTCTCAACTGATAACAATTTTTCTTCTATATTGTTTTCCATAACTTAGTTGTTAATCCAAATAAACCTATTTGTTTGTTCTTATAAGCCTCAATGTAAGTTGTTCTACTCAATTGCTTATATACTTTGTTTAACTTACTTCCCTTAAGATAGGTTGTTGAAAGGAATAGTAAATTATCTGCTTGTTGTTTTTTGTTTTCCATAACTTATTTGTTTAATCAATTGGGTACATAAGGTTATCTAATTCAGATTCTAAGTACGATAATCTATACTTTAATTCCCATACTAATTCTTCATTAGCTGGATGACTGTAGTTTTCACAATCCTTAATTTCAGCTTTTGTTTCTTTGATTTGCTTTTGTAACCAATTTTGTAATGCTTGTTTTTCGTTGCTCATAACTTTGATTTTTATTGTTTAATTAATGATTCAATTGCGTTAGATAATACATCTCTCATAATACGGAAGGTAGTATATTTTACCTTAGTAGCACCTATTGCTTGTAGTTTTGCAAAACTTTTAACCACCAATAATTCTGATTTAGGTGCGTACTTACCTACACCATTTTTGAAGATTACCATATCATAATCTGATATTAGTTCATCAGGTAAATAAGTTGTGTTCAATAAGAAGTTAATCATTTCAACATCTCTTTGTGTAATTTTAGCCATTTTATTTGTGGGTTAAGAGGGTAACCCATACCTTTTATTTGTTTGATATATGTAAAGATACGAAAAAACTACCAATAAACCAAACTTTTTAGTAGTTTTTTGTAACGTGTTGATAATCAATGAGTTACGATTATTTGGATAATCCCACATTTTTCATCCATTCTAGTGTCTGCTTGTTTCGTTCCATAAGTTCATCGTATCCCTTTTGGATGGATGCATACAGGTGTTTCAATTCGGTGTCTGTCATAGTAGTAGGGGTTTTAGGTAGTTCTCTCATATAACAAACATACGAAAAATACCTGAAATAAACAAGCTTTTTTCAATAATTTATCCACGTTTTAGCTATTGTGTTGATAATCAATGACATAAAAAAGCCCCATTTTATAGGGGCTTTATACGCTTGTTATATGGCATCAATATATTAACTACCGTATTTTGAACGAATCATTCCACAAACTTTCTCAGCTATATCTTTAGAACCATATCTATCAGTTTGTTCTAAAACACATTGGTCCCAAGGATATTCTGCTAAATTAATACCATCGTACTCTAATTGCATTTCTATCTTTGATAATGGTACACAATTAGGTACTTCTCTACCATCCATTTCTTTTGTACCAACCTGAACATAATTTTCCCAACATGGGTCATTAGGACCTTTTTCCAATGGAGCTAGGTTAATACCTTCGTACTTTCTATCATAGTTTAATTTAGATTGTACTCTCTTTTGTGGGTCTCCAAACTTTTGTTTAGATAATTCTTTTCTATCGTATTTAGAAATACAAATAGCTGCAGCTTGTGCATTTTCATATCCAGCTTTGATTTCTGCTGGTATGCAGTAAGCTAAATACTGGTCTTTTGTTTCTCCTTGTTTTGGTGCATCTACTGGCATATTATTTGGTTTTATCAGTTATTTTTTGTATCTTTGATAATATAACAATCAACCAACGATTTGTTATAATATAAAACAAAGTTATAATGCCACGTAAGAAAAACCCTAATAGTGCTT